TTGTTTAGCAGCAGCTACTATTGCACTAGGAGTTTCTATTCCCGCGGCAGTTAAAGCTTCTTGAGTTTTTGGACCAATGACTCCATCCACCTTTAATCCCTTTGATTCTTGGAATGCCCGAATTTCTGCATCTGTTATTGGATAGGTTGTTATATTTTTTATTTTACTTGTTTGATTTGTATTAGTTGTCGACGTAATCGTTGTTGAGGTATTTGCTACTTTATCTGTAGTAGTTGTTTTTGCTACAACAGTTTCATTTGTAATAGTTCTTGATATTTTTGTTTCTACTGTATTTGATATAGTTTCTGTTGGTATTTCTATAGGCACAACATTATTATTTATTACACCATTTTCTATTTTAGATTGAATATGTGCTGCTGAATCTGGTTCTCCACCATCAAACGCAAAAAAGGATTCGGGGACAACATCTCTAGGTAATACAGGTATAGGTGTTGTATCAATAGTTTTTGCTTCAGGTAATGGCAAAGCACCAAATGCAATTTCTCGTATAGAATTTGCTCCCATTTTTGATTTTATTATAGCAGCATCAAGCAATAGAGATTGTCCTCCCTTAACACTAAATGTACTAGCAGATCCCGATTCCATAGAAAAATCTTGTCCTGCTTTTTGTGATATAGACCCACCTTTAGCATATAGGTTAATATTTTTACCTTGTAAATTTAAAGAACCTTCTGTTATTAAATTTAAGCTTTCTGTACTAGATACATTAATATTTTTTCCAGTAATAGTTGTAGTGCCAGCAGTTTCTATTGAAGTATCTTTGTGGCTAGTTACAGATAGACCACCTTCTGCTACTATATGAGCACTATTTTTAACTAACATACTCATCTTACCTTCAATAGTTAAACAATGAGATCCTCTAACATATGTAAAATTATTACGATCAATTATTTCATAATTATCACCTATAACTTTTCTAACCATTGATCCATTAACATCTATTTCAATATAAGCACCCGACTTATGAAATACCTGAATTCTTTCTGCGCCAGGAGTATTATCTAGTTCAATTACATGTCCTGCTTCTGTTTCTGTAACTTGATTGTATGGATAGGATGCGCCATAGTTTGGCGACGGCTCATCCCAAGTTTGTGTAGTATTTGGCAAAGGTATATTGTTTACTCTTTTATTACTTTTTATTGTAAAAGAATTGTGTGTCATATCTCCTAATGCTAATTTATTAACATCAGGTAAACCCAAATATTCATATTTTGGATATTCTTTATTTGGATCCGAAAATCCTCTGCGTTTTAGTAATTCTTTATTATTTACTATGCCTTGATTGTTTGCATTCACATCTGCTAAGTATGTCAATGTGCCTTCTATATCATTAACAAAATCATCAGAAGAACCTCCCAATGCAGAATTAACAGCAACAAAATAATCTTTTACTAACAAACCACTTTCAATTTTTTTGTTTAATTTATCAGAGTTACCGACACCAATAACCAAAGATGTTCCTAATAATGCTCCTATAATTTGTGGATCGTCTTGCTGCGAAACCTTGCCTGATAATAATAACGATTTATAATTAGATTCACTTGCAGATAGCATGGAATTATATTGTGCAGATTCCGATTTTAAAAACTCAGCTTTAGAATTAATCCCATCTTTGCCTGTCCAATTTGAATCAGTATCTGTCCATACAGTAAGAGCAAAATCATTTGCAGGTCTTTTTACATACCCTAAAGAAACTAATGTTTGTACACTTATTTGATACTTGCCAAGTCTACCATCTATACTTTCTTTAGTCATATCACCACCAGAGGCCTTTTCTGCAATGGTAGAAAATATAGTTTTTATATTATCTGCTGTCAATGGATAAAGGTTATCTTCTCTTGCAGTTGTTGCTCGAGTAGTAATAGGTTTATTATCTTGATCTACAACAGGATTACCGTCTGCGCTTCGAACAATACCTTGAGCAGCTTTATTTGTTTCTTGTACTTGTTTCTTAATTGCTTCAGGTTGTTTTTCGGGTTTACCTGCGATTGTTCCTATGATTAACGGTCTTTGTGCTTCTTCACCATCTAAGAACCAACCAACCACCCAACTACCATTAACAATACCCACTGGAGTATGTCCAACGCCAGATGTAGCAGCAGATGTTATAGGCTGAAGAGGTATAGCCCACGGCAAATCTCTGGTAGGCAATAATGTTACGTCATCTGTATGATACCCAAATATTCTTACTCTACAGCGACCTAATTGTTCTGGATCATAACGATCCTCGACAACACCTGTCCACCATACAAATTTATTTCCATATATCATTTTAATGCCTCATAATATTCTAATTTCGGAAAAGAATCTTTAACTACATTCATAGTTATATAATGTGTTTTTGGGTTTATCTTATGAGATAAACTAGTTATTAGATAATATCCTGTATACAATTTATCGTTTATTCTATTTGATTTATCATCTCCAGATAAAGCACCAGGAGTTCCTTTAGGGAAAATAATTTTTATAACGTCACCCACTTCTAAATCTGTTCTACCAGGAATAACCACTTCCATTTTAAAATTGTTAAGTTCCAATATATTAGATCTTCGATTGCCGTGCATATACTTAGATATTTCATCAAAATTTGTTTCAGTGTTATTATGTAGTTTTGGTGTGCTATAGTTTATTTCTATATAACCCGTAGGACTTCTTACTGTAGATATATCAAATAACGGTGTCGCCTGTTTATCATGTAGATGCGAATACCCTGCAAACTTATTAGCATGGTCATATACAATATTTTTAAATGTTTTATTATATAAATTTATATCTATTAGTGTGCTAGAAAGATACCCGGTTCTAGTATTATCTAATACATCTAAAGTCTTATCTATACTTAAAGATTTTATTGCATACATTGCTTTAGATTTTTCATCTGGTCCTAACGTATTAATAAAAGATTCAGAGTATATGTAAACCCCCTTTATTGTTTTTGGGATTCCTGCAAATATTTTATCGGTACTACCAAAATAAAATCCTTTAGTTGTTTCCCAAAATAAAAAATTTGCAGCTTTGTTTGTTGCAGGTAAAGATTTACTAGCAATCCAATTAATACATTGGATTGGTGACCAACCTGGACTAACAAATTTTATTTTATTATTTGGTGAATCTAAAAATGTTAAATCTGTTCTATCTTCAGTTTTTGTTCCTGCATTAAATTTAGATATTGGTATATTTCTTACAGCTTGTAAATACTTATAAAATATAGTACTAATAATTTCTTGAGGGGTTCCTTCGAACGACCTAAATAGTTGATTTAGCGTATCATTAAATGCTTCTGTAGATACAATATTTAATTGGTATACAATAGTACTTCCATCTTTAGCATATGATTTATTTGCAATAGAATATACTTTAAATGTTTTAAATATTCGTTGACCATCATTTAAGCTAGGTGTCACGACATTTATGAAGATAAACTCTTCTCCTATTAAAGGAAAAAGTGATAATAAATTTGTATTGTCTGATAGTGTCAGTGTACCAGATACTACTGGATTGAAAATACTTTCATATAAATTAAGTTCAACTAAATAGTTTATTATATCTAGTTTTTTTCCACCAGAAAATAGCATTAATTCTGTTATGTCTACCTGACCGGGAGATTGTAAGAGTGATTCTGCCATTATGTACTAATTGTTTTAATATAACTAGAAACGACTTCTTGTACTATTTGAGGTTTTAATACTTGTATACGTCGGCGAGATTCATTCTTTGCTAATTCTACTTCATAATTACTTATAAAATCTGTGCCGATATCTGATTCTTTATATGAAATAGGAACATTAATTTGTTCTGTATCTGGCAAATCTATAAGTATTCTTTTTGGATGTTTGTGTGTTGAATCTTCAGCTAATAAAAAGAATGTTTCAATTTGATAACCTTTAGTATTTACTGCCTTGTTGATCGTAAAAACATCTTTTTCTGTACCATATTTGCTAACAACTGTTTTATATAAATCATCATTGGATAACGGCCATTCAAATCTGGGATCTTGAATATTATTAGTTAGTAATACTAACCAATGTAAATCCTGAGTACCATAATATCTATATGCAAATTCCTCGGGCGTTTCTCCATCTAATATATCATATAATTCGAAATAAGAATGATTGTCTAAAAATTCTTTAGATAAAACTGCTCGTCTAAAAATATCTTTAACAACCTGTTCAGAATCTCCATCATCTAAGGTATATGATATTAATGGGAAAGATTCAAAAAAATTAGTACTCATTCTTTGTTATTCCTTCTGACGTCATTTGTTCCAATTCTTGGAATGTGAGTGACATACTAATTTCTACAGGAGAGCCATCTAAAAATGTTACAAATTGTTCGCCACCATATTCCACCGACATATTTGTTAGCGCACATCTAGCAAACTTATGCAAATATGGATTTTCTCTATCTTTATAAAAATATTGTATATCAAATTCAGACGGGTATATATAGAACATTTTATCCGAGGTTAATTCAGGATGCATATGTTCTTTAAAAATTTTAATTATGCTTTGGATATGGTCAGTCTCAACTTTATCTTTTGGAAAAAATTTATACGAAAACTGGAAAGTTCTATAATCTACAGATTCAAATAAGACTTCTCTAAATGGATTTACCTTTTGTCTAGTATTCAATTCTAAAATATCCTGTAGCATACCACCTGTAGATTTTAAGCTTGGTACTTTTACTAATTGTGAAAGTAGTGCTGCTCTTATTTCAGGATTGTTCATAGAGTTTTGTATTAAACTATTATTTGCACTTCCTTGTACTAAAAGTCCTGTTAGCAAACCCATATCTTTGTTTGCGTAATTTACACCATATTTAACGGATGGTCTTTCTGATACATGTAATGTAATAACTTCTTTACATCTAGAAGTTTTACCAGATTGAAACTTGTCCGAATTCTGGTCCATAACCCAATCTACGATTTCTTTCGTCGCATATCCAATAGCAGCGCCGCCGAGTGCTGCTTTCCCCAAATCTTTTAAATTTGAATTTTTACCTAGCATACCTAGAGTAGCTGTAACTGCAGTTACAGCTCCAACAACTTTTGATGCGTTATCTGCGCCCCTAGATATGTCTTGTTGAGCTAGTCTAGAAGAAGATCTAGAAATCGCATTAAGTCTATTTTGTTCTTGTTCACTTACAAAATAGTCCTGGTCTTTATATTGTTTTCCCTTTGTACTTTTGTCTCGTACATTGATATAAAATGCAACATAGTGTTGCATATCAGGTTTTTGTCGCAAACCTACGGGAAATTCCCAGGTTCCAATATTATATCCCCTAGTTTGATCTGTATTTGTATACGTAGCTTCTCCGGCTCGTTTTCTACGTTCATCTACAGCATCTTTTGGATTACTAACGTTAGCCATGTTTTTCTTTATAAATATTGTTGGATCATAATTATTTATATAGATGTTATACACCAAAACATATAAGGGCAAGTTTAGGGCCAAGAATCCCGGAAAATATAAGGGCGATATCAACAATATTGTCTATAGGTCCTTGTGGGAATTAAGGTTTATGAAATGGTGCGATCTGAACGATTCAGTGCAGGAGTGGGGGTCTGAGACTGTTATTGTTCCCTACATATCCCCGGTTGATAGAAAAATTCATAGATATTTTGTGGATTTTTATATCAAAGTTAAAAACAAAACTGGGACTATTCAAAAGTATTTAATTGAGATAAAACCCGAACGATTTACGAAACCACCTGCTATACCTCAGAGAAAAACTAAAAAGTTTATAGATGAAGTATTTCAATACGGAGTAAATGAAGCAAAATGGAAAGCAGCGTTTGAATTCTGTCAGGATAGAAATATGAAGTTTATGGTCTTAACCGAAAAAGATTTAGGAATTATAAATGCAAAATAACATATTCCAACAAAT